TCAACAAGGAAGAACTAAATCTGGTCCGAAAGTTACAAATTGCGATGGATATAATTCAAAATCTAACCATCAGGCTAAAAGTGATGGATATGGCCATGCAATAGATTTTGCAATTTATGACCCTACATTGCCTGAAAAAATTGACTGGGATAATAATAAAAAATACAGGGAAGTGGCAGACCATTTGAAAAAAGTAGCGAAAGAAAATGGAATAAACATCGTATGGGGAGGTGATTGGGTAAAATTTAAAGATTATCCACATATTGAGTTAGTTTAAGACTTAAAATTTCAAAAAATTAAGTCTAAAAAATTTTATAGGCTCAAAAAAGTGAAAAA